GCCAAGCTTTAGTTTTTCCGCTGTCTCGGAAATTGGTGTATCCGACTCCATCGTGAACGATCCGATACAGGTTCCGCTGTAGGCGGTCAGTGTCACTTCGATACTGTTCGATAGCTCGTACTCGTTCGGTTTCATCGACAAGGACTCCACGGAGGTTCATTTCCAGCACCGGCGCCTGCAGAGCAAGCGATAGTGCATAAGTACTACCCGTAAGGTTATCGAGTTGGGGAAGGATGGCCTCGAGAACTTCAAGGGTCACGCAGCAGTCCAGGCCATTGTATATCCAGAGACGCTCGGTCTCGGATTTGGGCTCGCCGGGGCGAAGTAGATCAGTGCGGGTGGCCTTCATCGGTCTTTGAAGTGAGCGTTGAAGAACGCTCCCTTGGAGGGCGACAGCGCGAACGCGGCAAACTCGTCCAGCGTACCCATGAAGTCGTAGCTCAACGAGCCACCGCGCTTGAACACCACTGTGATCGTGTCGGGCGACTTGTAGCCGATGGCAGAGATCGCGGAGCTGGCCACGGGGAGGGTCAGCGAGTCACTGTCCTTGGGAAAGGGCACGCCCAGATGCTCGGCCAGGGTGGCCATGAGCGAGGCCTCGCTGTCCTCGATGGCCTCTGTGGCCACTCCTGCCGCGATGCGGGCGAGGATACTGGGAATAGCCATGTCAGTCCTCCTTTTTGATCGTTCCCTTGTGTTTCAATCGGATACCGAGCTTCCATGCACTTTCGGATGTATAGATTGACCCGAGGTAGTCGAGTCCCTTAGGGGACTCTGGCATGAGTGCATGATGAAGAAGCATAGTATCGTGACGAGCATTAGTAACCGGAACCCCATAAGTCCTCCACAGGCGATGCATATCAAAGAGCCCGTTCTGGAACACCTTCTCGCACGGCGAAGCAAGAGCCTTTTTGACCCATCGCCAAGCGGCAACCTCGGCCTCTTTCGAGCCCCAATAACGCCCCGAAGCGTTGCGGTGGTCCTCAAACGGCAGAACCAATGCAACGTCTATCGTAGGGGCAAACCCAATACAGGTTATCACGTTCCCCCGAGTTTCTATGTCGACTGCAAGCCTTTTGGCGGGTAGAATGTGCCCTGCGTAGAACTGTTCGAGGTCTCCGAGGAGGGGTTCGGTGTAGATCGTCCGTTGGGGTCTCCTAATCTCGGGATACTCGGACTCGCGTCGGGCTTTTTGAAGGTCGAGGATAGTGACGTGCCTTGCTTCGTATCCTCCTTGGAGAATATAGCTTGGGTGGAAGGTTGGGATGCACTTTTTTCCTGCCAGTACGGGGGAACCTGCGACTGCCCCACGAAGTTTCGATATTCTACCGTCACGTAGTATTGCCCAGGCGGCAGTTCCCCCGAGACAGACAATGACATTCGGATCAGCTCGAGTAAGTTCTGCGTAAAGGCGGTCGAGTTCTGGGAGAAATTCATCGCGGATGTACTTGCCAGATGATAGCGGCGGGAGCGCATGACGGACCTCCTTGCGCGTAGCACACAGATTTTCGATCTTGTTCGTCGGCCTGGGCCGTAAGTTGAAGACGTTCGTAAGAAAGCACTCCCTTCGCGCTATCCCGGCCTCGCCCAACATCGAGTTGAGCTGCCAACCAGCCGGGCCTACGAAGGGAGCGCGTTCCCGCTCCTCGTGTTCACCCCACGCCTCCCCAACTAATGCGATTTTATAGGACACGGGGCAATAATCTCCCGAGAGAGTCGCGTTGCCTCTCCTTCATGTGCTCGACATTATGACAACTTTGACACAGTACCAACAGATTATCTGGACTATTGTTAGCTCTGTTTCTATCAACATGATGCCGAGGGAACTTTATCTTTCCTCTTCGACCACAATTCTCGCAGAGATAGAGGTCTCGGCCAACCGACCTGAGCGCTCTCTTGGATGCTCTGTTAATCGTGCCTCGAGACATACCATCCTTGTAATTACTGTTCTTCGCACCCCACTGATTTCGTAGCATTTTAACCTCCCACGGCCTCGGCCACTTTCAGCTTTCGACTTCGTCGGAGGGCCTCTCGGGCAAGACTGGCGAAATCAGGATTGATTTCAAGTCCAAGCACATGCTTTGCGCCAAGAGACTCAGCCGCTCGCAACGAACTTCCACTACCACAAGTGGGGTCAAGCATAACTGTATTCTCATCCACGAGCATTCCGAAGAAGTGTCGTAGCATAGGCTCGGGTTTTTCAGACATGTGTCTTTCTCTAACAGTTGGAGCCGCGTAAGCGTTAGCAACCGCTCTAACAATCTTTCGGTCGCCCCTCGACCCAAAGAGACAAGTTTCATAGATTTGTCGTGGTCCACGCTCGGGATCGGGGAGTATTCCTGCGCCATCAGACTTCATCCATATTAGGGGTTGAGGGTTAATGTCCCAGCCTATGTTCTCGAGCTGGCGACAGGTCCATTCATACAGTCGCTCGTCGGCCTTTCGCATAGCAAACCAGAACATCAGGTGACACGACGGGGCCGTCATAGTCTTGGTGGTGATCTCCAAGGCCATCATCAGCTTCTGCCACGCCTCGGGCGTGTCTTCGTAGCCCCCGTGGGCGCGAGCGCCCCCTTGATTGAAGTCGTCCGCTCCTATTCCATAGGGAAAATCGCAGTGGATCAGATTGAACCGCCACGGACTGTCCCCGAGCGCCCAGTCGGTGAAGTCCGTCGTGAGGATCGACTCTGGCTCGACCTCGGGCTTGACCTCGAAGTGCTCGTGCAATCGACTGATGTTGGCTTCGTCGCGGCGCTCTCGCGCACGCTGAGCGATGCCCAAGGCCGTGGACAGCTTAGGAGCATCCGCAACCATTTTGTTGTCATCCATCTCCTCCGCAACCAGTATAAGTCTGTTGATGTGCTGCTTGGTAAAGCCTATTGCCTCGGCCGTATCCGCCTGGCTCCACGTAGGATCAGCGCGCAGCCGAAGGCTGTGCCACCGAGAGACAGCGTTGACCTGATCCTGCCAGGAGATATCCTGGCGCTTGATGTTCTCCTCAAGCTCGATCGCCTCCAGTTTGAGGGGGTCAAGTTCGTCCACGTACTGCACTGGGATCGCAGTCCATCCCAATCTGGTACAGGCCGTGTACCGGCGCTCGCCCGCGACGAGTTCAAAGTCCCGGGTAACCACGATAGGATGGATCAATCCCAGACGGTTGATCGAGTCCGCCAGCACGTCGATGTCGCTCAGTTCGCGCCGCTGCCGTTCGTCCCGCTTGACGTGGATGTCGCCAAGCGGAACCAAGTGAAATTGCCCTGAAGTCATGTGGCCTCCTATCTTTTGTGAAGCTTATCCCTCTGTTCACTCATGGAGATAAGCATACTTTGTGCTGTGTTACTGAACGCCGCAACTCTATCGGAGAAGAGCCGTCCCGACTCGAGGATGGAGTCCGCAAGGGCACTAGCCTCGGCGCGGATCGCCTCCGCGTGCGTGACCACGGCCTCTCCCATTTCCCGGATTTGATCAGCGGTCTCGATGCTTATCCTGTCGATCCCACGCGCGCTAAGCTCTCCAATCCTAAGTATATCAGGAGGGCCGCCGTTATTGCCACGAGTAAATTCCACAGGATCGCCCAAAGATGTCGCCTCATTTCGTTCCTCAGTCATTTGCGTGACTCCTTTCTGGAACCATACCGTAACATTTTATTCTGGGATGGCTCATTCACTCGATGTTCCCCGCACCAAGTACCATTACTGATGAGGGGAAAATGCGATACAATTCTGCTCTCTTCGACTTTGGTAATAGTCGGTGGGTACCTATGACAGGCCACCGCCTCTTCGTTGCCGTACTCCCTATGATAGAAACAGTCCTTGCAGGTTGGCACAAATGCCTCCTCTGATGGCGGCCTGGGGACCACTTTCATGATGGCCCCCAGGCCCTCAACGCGCACGCTCGGGAGTCACGATACCTTAGACATGCGCAGTCGAGTTCACGCGATGGAAGATCCGCTTGCCGTCCTGGGACATTTCATGCTTGACTTCTACCAGAAGCTCACGGTTCGGAACATCATCGAGCATCTGTTCAATACCCTTCGCATCGCCAGGGTTGGCGATACCAAGGGTGTTCTGGAGGAACTCCTTGATAATCGACTTGCTAACGTCGTTATCGATAATGTAGAAGTCCTGTTGCAGGGTCTTCCCAACGACCTGCTGCTCCGCGGCCTCGCGGGCGTCCACAGTATTACCAGCGGCAATGATCTTGTATTTGAACCGCAGATAATCAGTCTTCTTCTGCGAGGATTGGCCGTGCTCGGGCCGCCCATCGACCATGCAGTGGTATGTCCCCGTCGGGAAGGGTTTGGGTTGCTTGAACTCCGACGTGGGCATCTTGAGGATTTCTTCAAAGGACATCGCCATTTCCTGGCTCCTATGACCGGAGGGTTTCGAAGTACGTCGCCAGCCCGGTCTCAATTGGCAACGTAGGCAACATCTTGAACGCGGCGGGGTTAGCGAGGTCGATCATCGCCGTCGCCGCAGTTTGGATTTGTCTTTTGCCGCCCGGGCCCGTCTGGGCGAGAGCCACCGAATTGAAATACCTTGGGATTTGAGGCGAAAGAGCTGATCCAACTGCCGTAGGGTAGCCCTTCTTGGTGCCATCAGGGTTATCCACATATCTGACATGGCTAATGACAATAACGTTAGTTCTGAAAGACTCAGACGTGAGGAGGGCAAGGACGCCCTCAACAGCGTCCTGCGCGTCTTTATAGACAGCTCGAACGTCATACTTGCCATCCTTTGACTTAGGGACCAAAGGCTCACGAAAGCGAAAGGCCGCATCAGAAAGGAACGTCAGCGAGTCCAACACGAGGACACAGTCGGGGCCCCAGCCCGCGGGCGGACCAAGGTCCACGTTCCCGTACTTCCACAGATCGAGCATCCTGAGAGACTCGATAAAGGCCGTGGCCGAGCCATCCACGACGGTGCCAAAGGGACTGGCCTTGAGCTTGTCCCGCAACGTGCGAAACTCGATGCTCTCGAGTCGATCGGGCGCTTCGCGTTTGACCACCTGAACGAGGGCGTCGAGGCCGTTATCCAGATCGAGTATTCTCAGCTTGTACTTTTTGACGAGTGATGCCAGAGCCCCGGTCTTACCGGACTTGGAGTCACCAATCAACAGAAGCTTTGTAAACTCCGAGGACTGGTGTTCTTTAAGTGACGGCATCGGGAGACCCCTCTATATCCAATACGATCTGCAACTTGGCGGCATTTATGCCTTTGACCCACTGGGGTATCCCCGTGGTCAGCCTCACGCCGTTGCCCAGCTCGACCGCGATCGTGTCCGTGAACAGTTTAACATCGTCGCGGTCGAGGGGGAACTCCAAAATGACCTGGCTCATCGCGGCACCAGCGGGTTCCAGGGCTCTCGCTGAAAGTGGGTCTCGAGGAACTTCTCCCGTACCTGGGGACTCTTGGAGCAGATCTCGCGGAACGCGCAGCCCCCGTACTTGTGACAGCTCTTGTCGTTCTGGGGCCAATAGCCGCGCTCCGCGTAACCACGGGCCTGCTCAAGGTAAACGTAGAGGTCCTTCATCCATTCGTCAATCTGGTCTGCGGTCTTAAAGACAAAGGATCGAACAAAGCGACTGAAGCCTACCGCAATTTGGGCAGCGTCCACAATAACGCCCTTCACCGGGGTATGGAATGCTACCTGGGACGCTACCGTATACACTGACATCTGGTTGTCTGGATCGAACTGCTCGAAGTAGTACGAACCAAGAGTTGATGTTGTGGTCTTCCTGTCCATAACGAAGGGCTGTTCCTGGAATTCCACTACACGATCTAAGTATCCGCACAGAGAATATCCCCCCTCGATCTCGAACTGGAAATGAAGCTCGACCATTGGCTTGCCCGTGACCGGGTGCATCAAGGTCTTGGCCGGATCGTCCTTGAACTTGTTCAGGTACCAGACGACGGTGCGAACGAGGTTCTCGCGGGACTTGAGCGAGGCCTTGTCGTCGGCCGGGAGGTCCTTCGCCCCGCGCCACGGCAGGCCCTCGCGCCACGTCTTAGTCAAAAGTTCCCGCACCACCCCCCTAACAGCATCGTCGTGGGACATACCTTTCTCGAGCTTCTTCCGATCGTACTCCTCGAGCGCGGCGTGATAGAGGATGCCGTACTCTAGATGGATGGACTCGCCCCGTCCACGCCACTGCTCGATCATGTGGTACTGGTATTTCCGGGGACACTCCTTGAGCCAGCCCAGGCTCGTCGAGTCCCATGCCCACTGCACTTTGGTCCCGTCGTGGAAGGGTTGCGGGTGAGTGTCCATCACTTTAACCCCAGGTCTTTGAGGAGATCTCCGCTCGAGGCGAGACCCAGTTCTTTGAGGAGATCCTGTGTCTTCGAGGGGCGCTTCGCCTTTGGCGCCGGTGCGGCCTTTACGCCGAGTTCGTGTTGGGTCTGGTGCTCGCGCTGGTACTGGACTATGACATCGAGGTCCTGATCGGACAGATGTAGAGGATCGCGATCAAACAGCTCACTGAGTTCGGTGCTCACAGTTCCATCTCCTCCTGATCAATGTCCACGTCGAGATCGTTCACGAGCGGGATCTTCTGCGCCGCATCCTCCTCGATCTTGCGAAGGTGCGCGTGGATTATGTCTCGAATGATCTTAGCCGCTCCGACGCGAGTTGAGTAGAGGGCCCGCAGTTTGTCGTAGTCCCCCGCGTAGAGGTTGAGGGTGTGCTTTGATATCGCTCGATCTTCACGTCTTCTCATCAGTGGGTTTCCTTTTCACTAACCAGAGCCGCATCGGATCAAAAGGCGACATACATAGGGCGATCTGCTCGAGGTCGGTATCCTGGGCCTCGCGCCGCGCCGCATAGAGTCGCTGGCGAAGGGCCTCAACGTCGGAAGAAATCAACTCGATCCCGTAGGGGCTAGAGAGCGCCGAGTACCAATGGTGGAGTACGGGCACGCTCATTTGGACCCCAGGATGCGGCACGCTTCATCCAAAATCTTGTTGCTGACATTGGTGAACTGCCGTTTGGCGCGGTCGTTTTCCTCGCGTACTGTCTGCAGCGCCGCCCGCAGCCGCTCGATCTCGGTATCCTTTGCAGCAACGTCAAGCGCGAATGCTGATGTAGTTTTAATTGCTCGATCACGCTCGGCCCGCAGCCGCTCGATCTCGTCGGCCTGTTCAACGATGTCAGTCATAGTTCCTCCGGGGCGGTGGCCCAGCCCCTTCGACGGGTGTCTGGGAGAGACTGGACCACCTAACGGCCGTTGCTAGACTGCGGCCGTGTTCTTACGCCTCCGGCTGAGGAGGCCTAGACCAACGAGCCCTGCCGCGAACAGCGGCAGTGCTGCTGGGATCGGAACCTGTGCCACCGGCACGATGTAGAACGACTCGCCGCCGTCTACTGCACCAGACCACGTTGCCTGGAACAACAGACGATCGCCGAGGTGGGCGAGGCCGCTCAGATTGAAGCCTGAGATCAGGTAGTCAGCCGAGCCATTGCCGTTTCTGATATCGGGCAGTGGGACCGGATTAAGTAGACTGAACAGGACCAACGAGCCAAGTGGCCCGTCTCCCGACTGATCAAGGTCGATCAGACGGAACTGAGTCAGAACCTCCGACTTTGCGCTAGTCGAGTTAACGTCCACGGCCACGCCGAAGCGCGGCGGCACGCTCG